TCACTTCTTATACTTCTCCACATACTTTGCGATCCTCTGCTCTCTTGCGGCGAGTTCGCCCTGCAGGGCAGACTGTACCTCGTCCGTGACGGCAAGCATCAGGTTGGCCCAGACGGGCAGGCCGCCGGAAGAGGCGTAGAGATTCATCGAGCCGAAGAGCGGCTCGCAGATGTCCTTGCCGAAAAGATCATTCAGGATCCCGCGCATTTTGCCGTCCAGCTCACGGGCGATGGGGAACACTTCCCTGTCGTCCATGATTTTTTCACGGCTTTGGTGCACTTCTTCCTGGAGGGCGTCCAGTTCGGAGAAGGCGCGGGAGAGGCGTTCGAGGAAGTTCATGTCGGTGGGGTTGAACGAGACCGCCACCCTCCCGGCGAGGAGGTATTCCTCCACGCCGGTTGCAATCTTCAGTTCTTTCATGCGGCTGTGAATGTCACCGCGCCGGTTTCGGCGTTGCGGGAGGCGGTGCCGGTGGTTCTGGTGCCGCCGTAGGTGATGGAGATGGGCATGCCCACGTTGCCGCCGCCCTCGCCGCCGAGGCCGGTAACCTCGATCATGCAGGAGGCATAGCGCTCGGCGAAGGGCGTGGCGCTCTCCCCGGCGTAGAAGTGGACGATCAGCATGTCCTGGGCCGCCAGGGCCTGGGCGTCCTGATCCTTGACGGCCAGGTTCCAGATCTTCACCTGCGCGGCGTCCGCGCCGTCCAGGTCGCAGGGATCAAAGGTCTGGGTGATCTTCGGCTTCTTCAGGGTGCCGTAGGTGGAGCCGAGGATGTCGCGGGTGATTTCGCTTTCCCAGTCGAGCTCCGTGGAGCTGTCCTCGACACGCTTGCCAAGCGGGCTCCAGACCGGGGCGGCGATGGTGCCGGTGTTGAGATAGGCGATCAAAAGTTCACGGGCGATGGTCTGGCCCGAAGGAGTGTTAAACGTAAGGTCTGCGGCCATGGGTGGCCTCCTTCCTTATAATGTGAAATGATCAATGTTCAATGTTCAATTGATAGACGAATACGGGGACCGGTCAAAACTCAGAGCTTTCCACATTCATCGTGATGGAGATGTCTTCGATGCCGGAATTATTGCGGCTGGTGAATTCTGGTAATCCAACAACCTTCAGGTGGGCGTTTTTCGGCGGGTGGGCCTTTGCCCAGGCGGCAAGATCTTCCAGCGCTTCGACGACAGCGAGGCGGTCTTCGTTGGACTGGATGGTATAGCGCCGGGTGATCTTCAGCTGCCAGAGTTCGCGGCAGTTGCCGAGGATGTCCATATGGGTCTCGGCTTTCGGGATCGTCAGGGACCAGCCGGAATAGCTTGGGAGATAGTTATAGTTGAGCAGCTCGCCGGAGAGCTGGGGTGCAGCGGAGAGCCAGGAAAGAATTGTTTTAATTTCCATATTGGTAGTAACGGCTGCTTACCTTCGAAACGACTTCCCAATGCTGCAGGGCCCGGCTGCCGTAGTCGTGAAGCTGCCATCCGGCCACGATATAGACGAAGTCATACTTCTCGCGGGCTTCGGCCAGGCTGCAGGGTTCCGGAATCTCGCCCTTCACAAAGAAGCTGCAACGCCCGGCGCTCTCCCCCTCCGGCTGCAGGGTCCAGTGCTTCTCCGGCTCCTCACCGCATGCGTATTCCAGCGGCGGGAGGAAGCTCAGGGTCTCCCCTGCCGCATTCTCCGCCCGGACCGCCCGCGGCACATAGAGCACCGCCTCGTTCTCTTCCGCATCTCCGCGGCGCTGGACGTTCTGGCCGTTCAGTGCCTGCAGCTTGACACCGCGGAGAAGGACAAGAAAAGGAGAACCCCTATGAAAGTTGATCAGGGAAACCGTATGGGGCATCGGCCCATAGTATTCCTCATTTACCATTTCTCATTTACCATTTACCATTTCCAATTCACCATTCCGTCCAGACCGGCACACCGCGGCAGAGCAGTCCCGTGCCGAACAGATACAGTTCCGCCAGCGCCGCGAGCTCGGCGTTCAGCTCTGCCCACCCGGCGCTCCGATACTGCACCTGCCAGTCCCCGACCTTCTCCGAGACGACGCTCCCCGCCGCATGCCGCTTCCGCTCTTCCTGTTCATAGAGTTTTTCCGTAACCGCGCAGCAGGCCAGCGCGAGCTTCCCCTCCCGGTCCTGATACTTTGCCGCGCGGCCGCCGGTCAGTCGGTCCAGCATCGGCCCCGCCCGCTGGGCGAGGCGGTTGAATTCCGCCTCGTCCGTAATCGCCCTTCCCCCGAATCGTTCGACATAGTCCTGATAACTCGCGTACATCGTTTCATCCCCTCCGGATCGGCGTCACTCTGCGGCGAGATAGACCGCGAAGGGGCTGTATTTGCCCAGGGTCTCGCGGTAGCTGCTGGTCGGGTTCGGAATCTCCCAGCCCAGGCGCATCACCGCGCGCAGCGCAACCATGTCCTGCTGCGCCAGGGAGTAGATCACCTGCTTGTTGGCCGGATCCACGATGGTCGCCTCGGTCAGGACCTTGTAAGTCACGTCCTGGCGGATGGAGTAGACCAGCTGGTGGAAGTCGCCGACGATCATCAGGGCTTCGTCCTCGTCCCAGGCCCCGTTCATCGGGAAGCTCATCTCCATGCCGTCGAGCATGTAATTGGTTCTGCCCTGCATGCCGGAGATGAAGAGCGGCTGGCCGTTCTTGTCCGTGAGTCCGCGGAGCCTGGCGCGCATCTTGACGGCCGCCATGACGCCGGTCGGCATGTAGCCGCTCTCTTCCGCCTTGGCGATCACGCCGCCCTCGCCCATGATATCGGCATAGAGGTCCGCATTTGCTCCGGTGCTTTCCGTGACGGAGTTACCGGCGGTCTTCGCGGTGTCCACGACGCTGTCGCGCCAGGTGGAGGGCTTGCCGATGCCGAAGAGGACGGCCTCGTCGATGCGGCGGCCCATGGCCTCCACGATGCGGGGCTTCACTTCGCCCCAGATGTCGTAGTTGGTGTCGGCCAGCACCGCCTCGGGGATGGGGATGATGACGGCCAGCTCCTCGGCATAGAGCTTTTTCTTTTCCCAGGCCTGGGCGCCGGTCTCCTTATAGCCGGTGTCGCCATCCACCCAGTAGGCCATGGGCAGCATGTCCAGAACGTTGATGCTCTGGGTCTTGCTGGTCATGTTGGGGAGTCTGCGCCCGGCCTTCAGCACGGCGCTCTGCTCCACCACTCCCTGAAAGATTTCACGGCTGACGGGTTCAGGGATCAGGCCCGCCAGGTCATTTCGATTAATCATTCCAGACATAGATGTTCCCTCTTTTCTTTAGTTACCGCGCAGGATGCGGTTCATGGTGTCGTTGGTGCTTCGGGGCTTCAGCGCCTGCCCGGCCAGGCTCGCGCCGGTGCTTCGGGGTGCGGAGGCTCTGCGGGCCGCTGCCTGCTGCTTCAGGAACTCCTTCGCCGCGGTGTCGAAGTCCTTCTCCCCTGTCACCAGTTTTCCGATCTTGAACACGTAATAGTCCAGATCCTCTTCCGATACGCCCTGTGCCAGCAGCGCTCTCTCCCGCTCCAGCTGGGTAACGCGTTCTTCCGCCCGGGTGAGCGCCGCCCGGAGCTCCGCGGCGCCGTCTCTGTCAGCGTCGGGGGCGGCGCTGTCCTTCGCCTCCGTTCCGGCCGCCTCGTACCTGCCCGAGCCTGCCGCTCCCGAAGGGGCTCCCCAGGATCCCGCCTCCTTACGTTCCGCCGCGCCCGCCGCTTCGATCACCGCGATCCCGGTCTCCATTCCGTTCGCTTCTTTCATCGTCAGGTTTTCATCCTTCTCATTGTTCATCGTTTTCCTCCCTTCTGCTTCGTGGTTTCAATTCCACTTTTCACTTTCCACATTCCACATTTATCATTTTCTCCACCGCTCCCGAAACTCCTCCTTTCCGATCACTCCCAGCTCCAGCATTCTGCAGTCGCGCTCAAAATCGCGGCTCTTGTCCTCGATGATGCTGTCGTCGAAATCAACCCTGACCTCCGTGTCCTCCCGCAGTCCGAGAGAAAAGAGGTCGTTTCCCATCCGCAGCAGGATGCCGGTCAGTTCCTTCAGCGCCGCCTCCAGGACCAGCTCGTGCCGCCGGACATTCCGGTACAGGACGCTGTTCTCGCTGATCACCTGGGTTGCCGTCAGGACGCTTCCCCGCTCGAAGCGATAGTGCTGCTCCCCGAGCCCGCACTTGAGTCCCAGAAGGTTCAGCATGTCCTGAATTCCCTCATGGTGCTCCGCCGTACGCAGCGTCATGTCGATCTCCTTGATGATGCTCTCGTTCCCCGAATCCTCCGGCAGAATGTAGAAGGCCAGCTCGTCGGCGTCGAAGAGCGGCGCCCCGTCGAAGTCCTTCGTCGCCTCCGGCTTGACCATAATCCGCTTCTTACCGAGGATAAACTCGTTTACATAGCTGTCATAGGCCACGTCCGTCCCGCGCAGCTGGTCCAGCGCATTGGCGAACACTGACAGGCCCATCGGGGAAGCGGGATCCAGGTTGTTCACGATGTTCATCCGGTCCAGGACAAAGCTTCGCTCCGACCGGCCGGTGTCCACGGTCTCCGGGATTCCGGCGAAGCCCGGCGCCTCCGCAAGGCTCAGCTGCTCCAGCCGGTCCCCGTCCCGCTCGAAGAGCAGATTCTCGATGCGGTACCTTCCCTCCGCCCGGTGGTGTACCTGAAGATACAGCAGTTCCCGGTCTCCCTGCCGCTGCCCGCCGGCGAAGGCACAGTCCGTCACCCGGCCGTTCTCCCAGCTCAGGGGCAGGATTCCCTCCGCCGACGGGAAGTCGATGCGGATCCGCCCGTCCGTCACACGGGGGACATAAGCCGCGGTCCCCAGCGCCGCCTTCTGCTCCTGCAGGCGGTTTGCCATCAGGAAGAAACGGTTCTCCTGCAGGACGCCGTCGAGGAAGCGCTGTTCCCGCTCTCCCTCCAGTCGGATCTGCACCCGTTCGTTCATCAGAAGATTGGCCCAGTCCTCGCAGATCTTCTTCGCCATGCCCAGGCCCGCCCGGCGGCAGAGGACGCGCTTCTGTCCGTTATAGACCCGGTAGCTGTGGAAGTGACTGACATTGCCCTCGTACCAGCTGCGCCAGAGGCCCAGAAGTTCCTCGGTCGTGCCGTCCCCGCCGTTTGGGAATCCAAGTTCACTCAGTTTCCGATAAATCTCTTCTCTCATCCGCTCTCCCTCTTTTTTCCTGTGAGGACGTCACGCTCTGGACCTGTACTTTCCGTACACCCGCTCCAGCGCGTAGCGCACCGCGTCGATCGTGTGGTTGTCGCGGTCGGGATAGCCGGAGATGAAGTTTCCGTCCCGGTCCCGCTCGAACTCATAGCCGCAGAACTCGCGGTATGCCTCCGGGGTACGCCGCCGGTCAATGACGATCTTCCGGCCCTGCAGCCACTTCATGCCGTATTCCACGCTGCCCGGCCCCTTGACCGCCATCCGCGCGTTGAGGCCGAGGCTTCGATAGTCCGCCACGCTCTTCGGTTCCGCGCTGTCACAGGTGATGATCCCGTCCTGGTATCCCCGCCGCAGCAGTTCCTGCGCCGTCTCGGTGTTGGTCCGGCGCCGGACAACGAGCTCGTCGATCAGACAGATTGTCTCCCGCGCCGGGTCATAGTGCAGCCGGAGGAAGGCGAAGGGGTCCGGCGCAAAGCCCCAGTCCACCCCCATATAGATCCGGTCAAACTGCCTGATCTCCTCGTCGCTGATCTCCCGCAGCTCCAGATGCTCAAAGACGTTTCCGCCCGTGCCGACTGCCTCGCCGAGATACTCGTGCCGGTACGCCCGCTCATCGCTGTCCCGCAGGCTCTCCGCCTCGGTGATGAACTGCTCGCCCAGCCATTCCCGCGGCGCCTCCAGATAGGTGCTCCGGTGGCAGAGCCGGTCCGGGCGCTCCTGGGCCGAATCGAGATTGGCCCAGTTGTCGCGGCTGAGGGGCGGGTTGTAGCTCTCAAAGTTCCAGAACCGCTCTCCGCCGCGCATGGTCGACTGGAGAATCGTGCGGATCTCCGCCCGTCCAGCGAACTGGTCCTTCTCCTCAAAGTGCGTCACCGCGATGCTGCCGAAGGGGACCTTGATGGACTTGATCTTCATCGGGTCATCCGCCCCGCGGAAGAGGATCTTCTGTCCCGTGGGCCGGAACACCAGCTCCATCGGGCTGAGGCGGCAGTCGAAGAACTGCTGCACGCCCAGCTGCTCCAGCGCCCAGAGATACTGGGCATAGACCGAGTCGCGCATCGTGTTGGCCACCTTCCGCAGCACCAGGGCGTGGGCCTCCTTCTCCAGCATCAGGAGATACACCACCGTCAGCGAAACGAAGCTGCTCTTCATGCTGCCGCGCCCTCCCGGCAGGTCATAGTGCGTGTGTCCGTGGACCAGCACATCCCCCAGCACCTGCGCAAATCCCGGCGCGATGCTCTGTCCGATCCGCTCCGCCGCCGCGGCCAGGGCAAGCTCCCGCTCGCCGGCAGCGCTCTCTTCCTCATGTGTTTCGAAGAGTTTGATCAGGCCGCTGCACGCCTTCAGGCGGTCCCCGATGGTGACCGCTTTTCCGCCGGGCTCCGTGAGCGTCCCGCGCATCACGTCGCTCAAAAAGCGGAAGGCCTCGTCTTCCGTGGCAATCCCGCCGGCGCCGGTCCGCGGACGCTCCGCTGAATCCAA